AGATGATCGGCAAGCCATCCAGCGCTGACGCCGAATCGCTTTTCTCTGCCCCATCTGCCGGTGCCCCGAACTTCGCCGAAGAACGCGCCCGCCGCGAAGCCGCAGAGGCCACGCTGGCCGAGATGAAGTTGCAGGAAAAGCAGCGCGAAGTGCTGAAGGCCGATGCGGTAGCGCAGGCCGCGACCAGTGTTTTCGGGCGTGCCATGGCCAAGTTTTCAGAGGCTTGGGTGGAGTTGGCCGTGGTGCTGGCACCAATGACTGACCCCGCCGCCATTGCTGACCGCCTGGCTGATGAACAGCGCCGCGTCATGGCGGGGCTACACAAGGAATTTATGGAGGATGCTGCCAACCGCTCCGCCGCGTGATGCTGAGGCGCTGCTGCTAAATGCAGTAGCCTTCGCTTGCCGCGTGGCTCCCCCGCGCAATGTGGCGGAATGGGCGGAAGCGGAACGCATTGTGGCGGCCGAATCGGGCAGCCCTTGGCCTGGTCGCTGGAAGACTGATCGGGTGCCCTATCTGCGTCAGATTATGGAAGTGATGACGCTTAGCCATCCGGCCAGGCGCGTGACCTTTCTAAAATCCGCGCAGATCGGCGGATCTGAGGCTGCGCTGAATCTGATCGGCCAGGTGATGGCCGAAACACCGGCCCCCGTGCTGGTGATGTTGCCTTCGATTGACATGATGCGCGGCTATAATCGGCTGAAGCTTGATCCCATGATCAGCGCCAGCCCAGCCCTGGCAGCGCGCGTGGAAGAAGTGGTGGCGCGATCCGGTGAGGAAAGCACCGCCACCTTCAAGCGGTTTCCTGGCGGGTATTTGCAGCTACTCACCGCAAATTCATCGGCTAACCTGCAGATGCGATCTGCTCGGGTGCTGCTGATGGAAGAAGTTTCTGACTATCCGATGGATGCGGATGGCCGCGGTGATCCGGTTCGCCAGCTTGAAGCCCGCGCCATCATCTATGCGGGCCGCGAGAAAATCTTGAAGGTCAGCACGCCGGCGGAAGAAGATTCCTGCCGCGTCACTGCAGCTTATGAGGCTTCAAGCCAGGGCAAGTTTCTGGTGCCCTGCCCGCATTGCCAGACCAAGCAGACGCTGGAATGGGAAAGCCTGCGCTGGCCGAAGGGACAGCCGCAAGCCGCGCAGTACCATTGCAGCGAATGCGGTACGGGGATTGATCCGATCCATCGCCCGGCGATGCTGGCGCAGGGCGAATGGGTGCATGCAAAGCCGGATTTGTTGCAGGAACATGCGGGCTTTGCGATCAATGCGCTGTATAGCCCAACCATTTCCTGGGCGGACCTAGCCGCCGAATTCGAAGAAGTCAAAGACGATCCCGAAGGCCTGAAAACCTTCACGCAGCAGAAGCTGGGCCGCGCCTGGCGCATTGCAGGAGAAGCGCCGGAATTCCAGCGGCTTTATGACCGCCGCGAAAGCTGGGCGCCTGGTACTGTCCCGAAGGGCGGGCTGGTTCTGACCGCCGGGATTGACGTTCAGCGCAACCGGATCGAGTTGTTTATTTGGGCTTGGGGGCGCCTTCGGCAAAGCTGGCTGGTGGATCACATCATCATCGCTGGCAGCCCCTTCGCTTGGGCAACTTGGGAGCAGGTGGCGGCGGCGCTTGAGACCATCTACCCGCATGAGGCAGGCGGCGCGCTGCCGATCAGCCTTTCCGCAGTGGATAGCGGTGACGGCACTACCACGGCCGAGGTCTATGCCTTCGTTCGGAAGGTTGGGCAGCGCCGCGCCATTGCCGTTAAGGGCCGCGATGCTCAGCCCCAGGCCATTGCGCCAGGCGGCAAGGTGGATGTGCGGCGCAGCGGTAAGCGGGTTGGCCAGTTGAAGCCTTGGCTGGTGGGATCATCCTACCTCAAGGGGGAATTCTACGGGCAGTTGCGGTTGGAAAAGCCCACTGCCGAAAGCGCGGCAGGCTATCCGCCGGGGTATGTGTTTCTGCCCGAACACCTGGCCGGCGAAGAAGTGTGCCGGCAGTTGGTTTCGGAAGAAATCCGCCGCCATAAAGTCCGCGCCGGGGTGTTCCGGCAGGAATGGGTGAAGACCCGCGAAAGAAACGAAGCGCTAGATTGCCGCGTCTATGCCCGTGCCGCCGCCGCGCTGCTTGGGATTGAACGCTGGCAGGAAGCGGAATGGGCCCGGGCTGAATTGCAGCTGGCCCTGATGCAGCCCGCCCGCCGCGCGCTGCAGACGAATTTGGCGCTTGATGCTGAAGAAGAAGCGCCGATTGAAGAAACTCAGCCGGATGAAGCGCCGGTTGATGAACCCGCTACCGTGCCGGCCCATGCCGCACCGCCGCCGCGCCCTGCCTTCCGCCCGCGTGGCTGGGGTGGGGCTGCTGGCGGCGCCTGGTAAAGGATAAACCGCATGTTTGCTGATACGCTCGCCTGGGCCCTGGCTCAGGTTGCCGGAACGCGCGCGCGCGTGCTGGCAGATGCCTATACCAGCGGCACGCGCAAGGTGACATTCGAAAACCGCACTGTGGAATACGCGACCCTGGCTGAAATGGAACGCGCGCTGAGTGCGCTTTACGCCGCCAGCGTCAGCACCACGCAGCGGCGCCCGGCGCGTACCATTGCTGTCATTGGCGGTGGTTCCTGATGGGCTTGCTTGATCGGCTGCGCAAAACCCTTTCTGGTAGGTCTGCGGCCTTTGCCGCAGCGCGCCAGCCCGCGGGCCGCGCAAATTGGAATGCGCCAACCGGGTCCGCGCGCAAGGCGATGGATGGCGCGATCCGCACCATTGCTGATCGGTCCCGGGATGCGGTGCGGAACAATGCCTATGCCAGCCGCATTGTTGATTTATGGGTTGCCAATGCTGTCGGCACCGGCATCACCACCACCTGGAAAGTGCCGGAAGGTTCAAATTCCGGCGCGGCGCCTGAAGCTGCTGCCTGGGCGAATTGGGCGGCTGGCCCCGGCTGCGATGTTGAAGGCGAACTTGATTGGCCGGGCCTGCAGGCTTTGGCCTTTCGCGCCGTTGTGGAAAGCGGCGAAAGCCTGATCTGGATGCGCAGCGTGCGCCCTTCCGCCGATAACCCGGTGGGCCTGGCGTTGCAGGTGCTGGAAGCGGATCGGCTGGATTGGCACCACACCGGCATGGCGCCGAATGGAAACCGGATTATCCAGGGCGTGGAAGTCAACCAAAGGGGCCGCAAGGTTGCCTTCCACCTGCGCGAAGATGATGATGATTTCCCGCTGCTGCGCCGTGCCCATGCCAAGCGCATCCGCGTGCCCGCCGAAGACCTGATCCATTTGTATCGCCGCCGCCGCCCCGGCCAGTTGCGCGATGTGTCTTGGCTGGCACCGATCCTGTGGCAGTTGCGGGATTTGAGCGAATACGAATCGGCCCTGCTGAAGAAGGCGTTTGTGGAAGCCTGCCTTGCCCTGGTGGTGACCGGCGATGACGAAGAATCGGTTTCCGGCGAAGTTTTACAAGACGCGGCTGGCAACAAGGTTGAATATCTGGAACCTCAGCAGATTTTATACCGGCGCGGCGGCGGCACCATTGAAACGGTGAATCCATCGGGCGGCGGGGATCATGCGGGTTACGCCAGGCGCCATTTGGAAGCTATTTCTGTCGGCGCCGGCCTGACCTATGACCAGGTTTCGGGCGACCTGTCACAGGCAAATTATTCCAGCTTGCGCGCTGGCAAGATCGAATTCCGCCGGCTGTTGGAGCAGGTCCAATATACCATGCTGGTCCCCATGCTGATCAGCCGCGTGGCGCGGCGCTTTCATGCTCAGGGTGCGCTTTTGGGGTTGTTCCCATCCGATTATCTGGCGCCTTTCCATGTGCCGCCAGCGCCTGAAATGGTGGACCCAAGCAAGGATACCGCCGCGCTGATCGCGCAGGTTCGCGCTGGCTTCATCAGCCAGGATGAAGCTGTCGGCATGTTCGGTTCGAACTTCGATGAAGTCATGGCGAAGATCGCCAAGGCGAACAAGAAAGCCAAGGAACTTGGCGTCATTCTGGATACTGATCCGCGTTATGTCGCCAAATCCGGCGGCGCGCAGGATGCCAAGCAAAACGCGGCGGTGCAGCTTGCGGCGAATGACGCCGCGCAAGCCTGAAGGAAAATCGAATGACTGAAATGCAAACTGCGGAAGTGCCGCGGCTTGAAGCGCGCTTTGCGCCCAGCACCTTTAATGCGGATACCCGCACGGTTGATCTGGTGTGGAGTACCGGCGCCCGCGTGCGCCGTACCGATTGGCGTAGTGGCCAGCCTTTTATTGAAGAACTGGCCATGACTGAAGAAGCGGTGGACCTAGCCCGGCTGAATGGTGGCGCACCTCTGCTGAATACACACGGCCAGTATGATCTGCGTGATGTGATCGGCGTGGTTGAACGCGCCTGGATCATCAATGGTGAAGGCCGCGCCCAGGTGCGCTTTTCTGCGCGCGATGAAGTCCAGCCCATCTTGAATGATGTGCGCGATGGCATCCTGCGCAATGTGTCCGTTGGCTACCAGGTTGCTTCTGAAGATTGGCAGGAATCGCGTGGGCCGGATGATGTGCTGGTCCGCACCGCCAAGAAGTGGACCCCGTTCGAGATTTCGCTTGTCCCTATCCCGGCCGATGCCAGCGCGCAGGTGCGTGCGGCCGGTGCCGCTACCACGGCAGAAGGCAACAACGCGCCTAGGCGCGAAGGAGAGAGCATGGCCGATACTACGGTCCCCGCCGCCGAGCAGGCGCGCGACAATAATGTGGCATCTGCCGCCCAGGCGGTTGATGTTAGTGCGGTGCGCACGCAGGAACGCGCGCGCATTGAAAGCCTGGAAGAACCGGCCCGTCTGGCGCGTTCCCAAGGGCTGGATGAAACCCAGGTCAATGCGCTGAAGGCGCGCGCCATCAACGGTGACCATGACGCGGCCTGGCTGCGTGCCGAATTGTTCGGCGCCATTGTGGCGGCTGATGAAACCCGCCCGGCCTTGAAGCCTGGTCTGGTGAGCCAAATCGGCCGTTCTTATGAAGACCCGGCCAATATCGTTGACGCCATGGCGACTGCCATTGCTGCCCGCCACATGCCCGCGGTCGCCAGCAAGGCGGGTGAAGGCCAGTGGCGCAACTTTGTGGGCCTTCGCCCTTCCGATATGCTGATTGAATTGGCGCAGGCGCGCGGTGAACGGGTTTCTTCCCGTGACCGTGAAAAGCTGATCGCCCGCGCCTTCCACACTTCGTCTGACTTCCCGCTGCTGCTGGCCAATGCTGGCAATAAAATGCTGGAAGCGGGCTATGCGCTGGCGTCCCCTTCTTATCGGACGTTCTTTGCCCGCCGCCGCTTCAATGACTTCAAGGCGCATTCCTTCCTGACGGCGGGTGATTTCCCGTCCCTGCAGGCTTTGGGTGAAGGTGGCGAAATCAAGCGCGGCACTGTCAGCGAAAAGCGCGAACAGATCACGCCGGCCACTTATGCGCGTGGCGTGGCCGTCACGCGCCAGATGCTGGTAAATGATGATCTTGGCGCCTTTACTGACTTCGGCACCATGATTGGCCGCCGCATTGCGGATTGGGAAAACGCCACGGCTTATGGCGTGGTGAATACCGCTTCCGGTGACGGCCCGACGCTGGCTGAAGGCAGCGCGGCGGTGTTTGCCGCTGGCGGCACGCGCAACAATAAAGCGGGCACCGCCAGCGCGGTCACGGCTTTGGCGCTCGGCCTTGGCTTCAATGCCATCAAGGCGCAGTCCAGCTTGGACGGCCTGAAGCTGAACATCCAGCCGCGTTACCTGGTGTGTTCGGTCATTCAGGAATTCGTGGCGGCGCAGTTCGCGTCTTCCACGGTGGTTCCTTCCGGCCCCACCAATGTGAACCCCTTCGCGGGCCGCTTTGAAGTGGTGTCGGATGCCAATATCCCGAACAACCGCTGGTATCTGTTTGCCGATCCTGCCGCCGCGCCGGTCTATGTGTATGGCTATGTGGGCGACAATGAAGTCCCGCAGGTGCGCGTGGGCCAGCCGATGGGTGTGGATGGCACGGTGGTTGAAGTGGTGCATGACTTTGCGGTTGGCGCCATGGATTTCCGCGGCGGCTTCTTCAACGCGGGCGCTGCGCCGGCATAATCTTGATGGCCCTGGGCGCATGGGGCGCCCGGGGCTTCCCCATTTTCCTGTAAAGGAGCGATGTAGATGAAGACTTATGTGCAAGATGGCAATGCCATCGACATTCTGGCGCCTGCCAATGTCACCGCAGGGCAAAGCCTTTTGGTGGGTGATCTTTTTGGCGTGGTGCTGGCCGATGCCGCTTCTGGTGCGGCTGCGGTTATTCAGACCAGTGGCGTGTTCACGCTGCGCAAGGCAACCGGCAGCATTGCTGTGGGTGCCCGCGTTTTTTGGGATGACACTGCCAAGCGCGTGACCACCACTGCCGCCAGCAATCGCTGCATCGGCTGGCATGTGGGCCTTGCTGCAAATGCGGGCGCGGATAACACTGACATCTTGGTGAAGCTCGGCGGGCCAAACGCGGTCGCGGCTTAATCATGAACGCCTTCGCTACCGCCATGGCCGCGCTTGTTGCGGATACAAACATGGCGGCAGCGGTGACGTATTACGCGGGTGGCAGCGGGCCAGGTGTGGCCCTGCGCGCCATCCGCACCGCACCAGATGCGGCGGAGCAAGCCTTCGGCACCGGCATTGTGCAGGCGACTGACGTGCTTTCTGTGGCCGTGGCTGACCTGCCTGATGTGGCCATCGGTGATGTTTTCATCTTGGCGGATGAGGCGGAATTGACTGTGGTTTCCCAGCCCATGCGCGATGTCACGCAAACCGCCTGGCAGGTGATGTGCCGCCGATGAAGTTTGTGGCGCAGGTCACCGGCAATATCGCGGAATACATGAAGCTGGAAGCAGAAGGCGGCGCGCGCGCTGCTTCC